TGTATCCTTGGTAGAACTTGTACTGCGACACATCGTTAACAAACAGGTTCTCTAGGTAATCCCTTGACTGATATCCTGTCAGCCTCTGTGCCAGTTGCTGTTGTGAATCGTCGAAGTTGTTGGTCTCAAGATTGTAAAAGTCATTGAACTGTGAGATCTTGTACTCAAAGTTTGGTATCAGTTGTGGTGATGGTTTGTCCGTCTTAAGGGTCCAACGCACTGTCTCAAATATAGATCCTGAATTGTGATTGATTTTTGCAACGTAGAACTTGCCTTGATACTCCACGCTGTCACCTATCCTGTAGTCAGTATTGGCCGTCCAGTAAACAACCTGTGCGGCATCAAAAACAAATCCTGGTGCGTAATAATCTCCATTCCATCCCGCTGTCTTCCACCCAACTATTTTTAATCTCTGTTGTCTGAAACCTGTGAATGGATCATAAATGATGTCTGCGAACACTGTGCTGTTGTCAAACAGTAGTACGTGTTCCTTTTGCACTGTGTTCAACGCTATATTGTAAAGTCCCACTGTGTCTGATTTGATTCCTAACTCGAATGTTTTGCCTATACGTTTAGTAGATATCTCGCCGATGTCGATCTTACGACCACCTGAATCTAATAACGAGTAGTCCCCTGCAAGATTACGGAGTTGTCCAACTACACTGTTATTCGTGTCTAGTTCAAACCCATCTGCGGCCGGGGAAACGGTTATCGCCGCTCCTGGTGTCCATTCCTGTGTGGTCCAGAATAAAAATTCCCTCACTGCGTTTGACCAGTTCAGTGTTTCTTTAAGTTCGTTGGAGAACTTGTTGAATCGGAATCCTTGTGATTCTAACCAGTGTCCATAACCAAACAAGAAATCAGTAACGTCCTGTATGGTGTTGAACACATGACCATAAGGTATGGTTTGTGTGATTTCTTGGTGTGCCTTGTACTGATTTACTACCACCGAGCCTTCAATAGACAATGCTGTCGCTGTTGTGGTCTTGACCGGATAGTTGAAATTGAAATATGGTTTCGTTGTGCTGTAACCCAACACCTTGTATCCACCGATGTTTGTCACTGTTGACCCGTCTGTTTTAGTAGTAGTGTCTGTGTTCTTTTCAATCAACACGCCCGAGTACTGAAAACTTTCTACAGGATTAGACGTCCTGAAAAGTATCTTGTAGTTCTCGTCTGGTATGAACTTGGATCCAGACGTTGATCCCGGGGACACACTGTCTGTCAATATTTTGATGTTATCCTTGTCCGTGAATCCGCCCAGTTTGTATGCCAACTGCACAGATAAGTTCTTCATCTTGTCGTAGTAGAAGGTTTTGCTGTCTAAATTCCTTGATATCAGGTAATTCACTGTGAAAGGCTGATAGCCCGCTGTTTGGTATCTGGTCGTGACCCCTGTATCTAGGTCCGTTATGGTCTCCAAATGGTACTTGGCAGTGGCCAGTGTTTTCCTGATCCTGGTGTCCTTGTATATCTGGTTGCCTGCAACGTTGGTAGTCAATCTTGAAGGGTCAAAAAGATTAGAGAAAAATTTGGCCGGTTTGGTCAATGCTAATGTCTTTATCACTGAGAATGGGTACGAGCTGGATCTCCTCCACGCTGTCTCCGCCGGTGCCTGGTCTCCAAACTTCCAAGTGTTCTGTCTACCTGGTATGTCTAAGTTGTCTACTAGACCTGCCGTTATTGGATTAAGCAAATTTCCTGATGCATCTACTGGTAGATAGTTCCTGATCAAATGTTTTCCGTATCTGCCTGGCTGTGTTGCAACAGCATTCCATAACACATCATTCCCGGACGTGTATGGCGCCGTTCCATAAGTTGCGTCCCAATCTGTAGGTTTTTCTGAGTGACCTAGCATCTCCCACGGTCTTACATGTGGAGCATCCGTGTCATAAAAATATTTGTATATGCCTCTCCAATATCCTGGCAGGTTCTCGCCTGTTAGTCTGCCTTTTGATCTTGCATAGTTGTATGTGAAAGGTGATCCTTCTGTGAATACTGTGTTGTTTATGTATTGAACATTGTTACGGCCTGCCCACTGGTAGAAGTCTGGCCCCATCACGTCGTCCACTTCTTGGAGCGTGTATTCTGTTGAAGTAAAAGCACTGGGTAACACATCATGTATGTCCACTAGCGTGGCATCGTAAGTGACTTTTATATTATTGTAAATTCTTTTCTCAAGTTCTAGTATCAAGTTATCACGCTCGTCTCCGTAGGCTTTAATAATCGACCCGTCATGCTTCCTTATCACCACTGTGTCAGACAAATAAGTTGTGTCTGTAAATGTTTCAGGAATAAACTTGGGATACATTCCTAGTTTAGTTGGAGATGGTGGCATGAAACTACCTGTGGTATCAGCATAATCCTTAATGACAATCTTATCTCCTTCTACTAATGTCTTACTAATATTGACACTGTCGTCTACTGTACTGAAAGTGTAATCTATTCCCAGTAGTAGTTGGTCATCATTGAGATAAACGTAAACTGCTCTGTTACTTAATGTTGTAATATCGTGTTGCGAGTCAAGTGCATATTCTGTCTGTGACGCACCCATCACGGTGTATGATCTAGTTGAAACATTTTCTCCCCAACCTACCATGTCCTCGTAGTAGAATGGAAACGTGCTGTTCCTGCCTGGTGTGATTGCTGTGATTATCTCGTCAACCCTGTCGACGGCATCTCCTTCGTATGCTGTGCCTACAGCATGTGTTAAAAATGCGTTGTACCATTTCTCGTACTCCTGTACTGCATAATCAACAGAACTAATAATATTTGCTTTGCTGTCAACCAAACCAAATATAGCAGGAAGTAACGGTCCACCATGTTGATGTATACTTCCTCCCTTGAGTCTCGCATCTGGTTTGTCTCTTAAATTAGAAACTCCTGGTATTGATCCTGTTACTTCTTGGTTTTTGTCAAGTATGTCTCTGACATGGGCCAGTATCTGTCCAAACGTGAATGTGCCTGACTGCTGGTTGAGGGTATTTGTTGCCAGGTTCTCTGGTATCTCGTATATGCCCTTGCCATCGATCTTGTCAGCACTGCTGTGCCCTGCTATCCTAATTTGATCATCAATCTCAAGTGCCTTGTTAAATTTGATGTACTTGTTTTTCGTTCCTGTCTCTAGTACGTAGTCTGTAGTCAATGCCTTTCTAGAACCGTTGACTGATACAGACAATTCTATGTTTGTAAGGTTGGCTGAATCCTTATAAAAATCAACCGGGAACAACTGTTTCTCTGTGCTATCAACTATGAATGTACGTATCACACGTTGTTTGCTCTCCGTCGTTCTTTTGATCCATGCACTTCTTGAGTTATGTGTTGACCGTCCTGTTGTGTAATGTAAGTGTCCCTCCGCTAGATTCTTAGTCAGTGTCTTTGTACCACTCTTGTACGTAAATGTTCCTGACGTATGATCCGAATCAAACACAATGTCTCCTACATTGTTGACGGTATTGTACTTTACCTTAAACCCTAAGACTGTATCTGTAGTTGCTGTGTCCGATGTTGCAAAAGAAAATACTTTCGCGCCAGTAAAAGAAGAGTTGGGATATGTTGTGGCATCGTCGAATGAAGTGTGATCATTATCCCACATACCAAACAACGGCTGTTGGTTTACTCCGGTTTTTTCCTGTGCTTCTATGAAAGATTCAGTTGCACTGTCGTAACGGAAAGTCTTTCCTTGATTTGTTGTGCCGAACTCTATGAATATTGAATCATTGTTTGCTGGTGTGGCATCAGATGCCTCGGTAAGATTAATAACCTGTGTGGAATCTCCTGCTGTGACAAAGTTCACATCGTATATCTTATTCTTAACTAAAGGATCAGTGTCCGCCACAAACACAACCCGCATTCCGTTCGCTAATGGCACCCCATCAATGATATAACCGGTCTGCTTCACTACATTGTTAAATGCGTCGGTTGTTTGTGTGTCATAAAGCGTGACAGATTTTTTGGCCGCTGTTCCATGATTGTATAATGCAAGTCCAGAATCAAATTCTATTATAGGTCTCTTGGCCCTGTCGTCCTCATTAAGAGTCGGTGTGAAACCTCCTACCCTAGCAGTTTCCTCTATGATGGATTTGTGGAACCACCTGTTGTACCTCGACCAGGCGTTTCTATCCTGAGAATCCCTCTTTATTGTTATATAATCTTTGTTTTCAGGTGTGTAATATGCTTTGGCATATGGTCGCGAATCGTATCCTGCTTGGTCATACAGTATGGTAGATTCAGTGGCATAACTGCCTGGTGTGATCAAGTCCTCTACATCAGTAAGTGTGATTGCATCACCGACTCCCTCGACATAGTATTCCTTGTTCTGGTATTCGGTAGTCACCAACGAACTTGGGAATTTTATCTTCATCCCGTTTGACAGATCCAAAGTTCTAATACTGTAATTCTTGACTCCTACAATACTGTCCTCTACATTTATTGCTGTCGTGCTCGTGGCATCTTTTATCTGTAATATGCCGTACATGGCATCATGGTTACCACACTGGTAATATAAAGTATCTGGTGCGCCTGTCGTGGGCACTGTGAATGTAACTGTGCCTTCATCTGCGCCGTTATTGGTTACCCCTGTATCGAATACTGTCGACGTTGATCCGTCCGCACTAACCTTGCTCTTGTATGGCTCTGTCATTATCCAGAACGGATGTCCTTTAGCATCTACATTAAACTTGTAGGTGTTTCCCCTGTAAAGTGTCAGTATCGGATTGTTCTCGTTCTCCCTGTGGATGAATTCGTAAGCCGCTTGAGCATTATTGATAACTTTGTACTCTGCAACCGCACTTGGTCCGACTGAATCTATTTCTATCGTTCCAGGTCCTTCTGGTATCCAGTAGTATTCCCTATAGTTAATCAACTTGTCGTAGTCTATTGCTGGGTTCCAACTGTATACAGTCTCTTTATTGAGCCTGTCGTGATTGTTGACTTTTCCACCTAGGTACTTTATCTGGTTTATATAGTCGTCGTACGTACCTGTAAATTTTACTTGGTCTTCTGGATTGACCGACGTTGTGTCCCTGTCGGTGTATGTCACAGCAGGTTCTAATTGATATGCAAATCTGTCCTTGCTGGTCGAACCTATGTACCTATCAGTAACCTTTCTTGTGTAAGCGTCCTGTCTTCCAATGTAACCATCTATTCTCTCTAACGATCCTTTTTGAACTAAAGGATCGATCGTGCTGGCCAGAAATCTTTGGTTGGCATCTGTCCTATAAAAAGCAGGGAGATGTTGAACAGTACGTCTGTATTCGTTCGTGCCCTGTTTTACAACTTCATTGTCAGTTAATGCGTTTGTGGGATTATCTGTCATTAGTATCCTGATCCACTACTGCCGGTACTCGAACCGGAACCTGTTGTAGTAGAGCCTGACACTGCTGATCCTGTTGTGGTGTTGGTCGTGGCAGTTGATGTTGATGTGACCACAGTTCCAGAGGCCGCCAATTGATTGGCTCCCAGTGCTGATATAATTGACACATCATCAACGGTGGCCCCACTGATGAAAATCTCGTCTGCCGCTGAATTTATCTGGAACAGAGATCCAAAACTCAGCCCGGATTGGTTTGGCACAATCACCGCCGTCATTAGGTCCGGGGCCAGTTGATTGTGTATGTAAGCGGCTAATTCTGTAAAGTAAAAACTGTCTCCAAAATCCCAGTTGTCAAGGGCAAAAAATTCGTTGATTGCGGAGATAACCCTAGTCTTAATCACTGCATCTGATACATTAGTTTTAAGATTTTTAACAACCTTGAAAGTTGCCTGTAATTGCTCATCGGCGTTTGTACCAAACAGTATCTTATACTTTACTGGATGATAAATGATCTGATCCGACAATGATTTCAATGGATTAAGCGTACCTGAGTAATTGACCCTTAACTGATCTGCCGTGGATTCTGTAGGTTTTGTGCCTCCATCTTGTAACCAAATCCTATATAGATTATCGTATGTTCTCTCTAACAGATAGACATCAATAATGTTTGACACGCTTGGATCTATTCTTGTCTCCTGACCAGCATGATGTTTGTATTGAAAATCGATCGAACTCCTTCCTCTTCTTGCTCTGTAATCTGTTGTAGTTGTTAGAGTATTTGTTGTAGAACTATAAGTCTTGATAACATCCTCTGCACTGTTGTAGAAATAAAACAGTTGTCCGTCTGTGTATGTTGATGTATTAAGATCGATGTCGGTTTCTTTATCACTTACAACAAAGTTACTTGCGGCATATGGTCTGAATCTCTCTATGTTATCATATGAACTATATTTTTCCGAGAACACAAATTTAGTTGATTCAGAAAGGGTTGGTTCAACAAATATGTCAAACAATTCGGGATTGTCGACTACTCCGTCGTCGTCATTATCGAAGAATCCAATCTTCACCTTCCTGTTGTCCTGGAAACCATCTGATTCTGTAACCACGTCAACAACTTGCCAGGTAATAGGATAACCTATGCTGTTTCCTGTTGAAACGATACTGTTAATTTTCAGTATTTTTACTACATCCTTGACACTCTTGCCCGTTGTGTAGTCGTATATTTTCTCGTCCACGCTATAGTGAAATTTGTTCTGTGATTCTGACTCAAATATGTACTCCAGTTTCCTGTACTGCACAGTGTAGGTGTTTCCGTCGTTTGTGAACTTGAACCACCAACTGGCATCCGCGTTCGCTCCTGTTGTTGAACCTGCATTGGCCAAATCGAAAATTGTGCTAGTACTTAAATTAGTTGACGTGATTACTTTCCATGTCTCAGAATCAACGTCGTACCTTAATCCAAACTCCTCATATTCCTCTATCCTGTCCAGTAGATCTGCTTCGAGTGTGGTAGAAAATGATGTTGTAAAGTTTGGTATAATCGCATTAACAACAGAACCATTTGGAACTATATTGTTCAGTGTTACCGGTCCGACACCCGACTCTAAATTTCCTAAACCACCATTAGAACCGTCAAGCACTACTGCACCTATCTTGGCCCATGCTCTATCTTCAGCGTTATCTGTTGTTGATGTCACTAATGTTCCGTTCAAGAACTTTCTCGTGTCCGGTGATGTGAATTTGACTAAAGCACCTGGTTTAGCAAACTTCATGTTGGAAGTTGCTGAATCTCCTAGGGACAATGCACCACCCGACGTAAAATAACCTGTGTTGGTATTGGTATCCGTCGTTGTGGAATTCCAGGTTGCACTCAGTGTGCTGGCATCCTTTGTTTCGTATTTCAAATAATAAAACTGTCTAGCGTATGCTTCTTTAAGTTTTGCTTCAACAGACGTGTCTATTGTAGATTGAATGTCACTTCTGTTGTTGAACGTGAAAGTGAACTGTTCAAGTGATTCTTCCCTATAAATTATTCCATCCTCAGCGAACACACTAACGTTGGAGTACGCACCTGTTGGGTCTAGTATCTCTTTTGCTCTGCTGATGCCAGACGCTGTTCTGTTAACAGACCTTACTTTAACAATCTCCTGTGAAGCCGACAAAGGAACAACCTGGTAGTCTTCTGCTGTAATCATTCTATTCTGTGAATAGTAAACCTGTGCGGCTTTCTCCTTTATAGAGTCATTTGACTCTGACGCCGCTGAATTGTATACCGATGCCTTGAGGCTCACGCTCATGGTCAATGATTGCTGTGCACCGTTGGCGTCTGTGTATGGCACGGTCAACTGTATGTTTTGCATGTCAGATGGTTGTATAGTGAAATTGGCGTTATCGCTTATTCTGTAGTATGTCCTGAAAGTGCCTAATGGTATATTAGAGAAATTTCCATCTCCAAACACCATATCGATAGTGTCGTTATTTTTTGTTACAACGTTAAAAGTATTTCTCTCTGTTTTTGATAGAGAGTTATAAATCGCATTATTGCCTGCAAGTGATGGGATCTTACTCCATGATTCTGCTAATTGTCCAAACTGATCTAACTTGTAAAGCCACACGTCTGTGTTGTTGATGTTGGATGTATCAAAACTTTTAACATAATTTGTAATTGCAGAATCAACAGTGAACTCTTGGTTCTCCATCGATCCTTGTTTGAACAGGAAGAAGAACCCTGTGTTGTTTGAACTGTCTCCTGAACCATCCGATCTATATGTGTATGTCAATCCTGTTCCTGGTACGGGGGCAGATTCATATATAGACTCCGAATCTGTTATAGTGCTGGGCACTACCTCAAAAGATCTTGACGTACCTCCCACTGACTTAACGAAATTGTATATCGGTAGATCCAACTGGTTTGAACTTAGAGTGTAAACCTCTGTGGTGATACCACCTATGGTTCCTGACTCTCTTGGGTTTCCAAACAGTTGTCCCGTCTGGTTGGCCGCGTTCAGTATCGCAGTGAACTGCTCTCTGTAGTTTGAGTTTGCTGAGTCATTCCATATGGTGTTTGAATTTGCTAGATTTGTTCCGAAACTGTCCTGCACGTCCTGTGTGGTGGATATTGAATCTATCTTTAATAAGCCTGTCGCTGGTTGATTTCTCTTGGCGTTGTAGTTGATCAACCTCGCCAATCTTAGAACACTGTTTCTTCTCTCCGCAGTCTCTAGGAAATTCTCCCTGGCGTTCAAGTCTACCCTGAAAGAAAGTGCCTGTGATATGTATGCTATCAGATCTATCAGTGCCACGTACTCCGAACTCTCAACGAAGTCGTTGAAATCGTCGGGGTAGTTCTCACGTAGATACGCTACCATGGTCCTTCTCAGGGTCTCAAAGTCGTAACTCTTGAAGTCGGCCTGTTGGAAAGACTGGTAGATCTTCCTCCAATCTTCCGCGACTAATAATCTGTTTTGTCTATCTGTAGTGGCCATTGTAATTACAACGGTATTTATGTGTTAGGAAATGTACGTATATTAAGATAGACGCAAGAGCGAGTTCTCATCGAAGTTGAATCGCAGTTTCTCGGTAATATTGAGAGGAACATATGTTATAGTGGCCTGTATGGCTATGCCCTTGTCTGCTTCTGTGACCAGTATCTCTTCCGTGGCAATACGTGGATCTGCGTTAAGATTCGCTGTGACATCCTCTACGATGGCATCCTTTAGAGCTTCTGTAAACGGCTCAAATATAGCATCGTATATGATTGTGCCAAATTCAGGGTTCTCCACCCTCTCACCCTTACGCACTGATAACCTATTGATAAGATCTTGCTTGGCCACCTCGAAGTCGTACAGTTTGAAGTTTTTCTTGTCCGCACGTGAACTGAAACCCTTGAAGGTCACATTCTTGTTGCTCAATCCTTTGTCTGATCCGTTGTCGCCGTATGCCATTAGTTCAATCTCCTAAACTCCACGTCAACCTTTGTATAGTCGACCATGTAGTATCCCGTGTCGGTCATGGTCCTGGCCCATGGCACCTCCTGTGCCATCACACCCTGCCACGTGCCCGACGTGTGCTTGTATTTAAACTCGTAGATGTTGATTCCTGAAGGGGATCGGCCAATCAATCTGATGTCTTCCTTCAGCCTCACGTCACTGAAACCACCGAAGAATGTCTTCACGGCTGTGAATGCGGCCGTCACACTCCCGCCTCCGGGCAGTTTCATGGCACCTATCTTGGAGCCCAGATTGGTGAACTTTCCCGCCTTGATGCCCTGTGCACCTAGTTCCCTGGCTGTGCTTCCGCCAAGACCCTGCACAAATCCCTTGGCCTGGCTGGCTATCGCATTTATTGCCGTTGTCTGTATGGTTGACGTGACCTGTCCCGCCACCACGTTCTTGAACACCTGGGTAGTGGCCTTGAGATCCGCAATGGATCTGATATTGGCGATGTTGATGTTGCCCGCGATGTTGCCCGCGAGGCCGGATATGTCTATGCCGGCGATGGAACTTGGTAGAACCGATCGTTGATATACTGTGTTGCCAAACTTGTCCACACCTATGGCCTTCCTCTTGGTGAGGTCACCCACCGCTTTCTGGAATGTGTCGTTGGCTGTGTTGGCCAGGGCCTTGCTTCCCACGTCTGTGGCGAAGCCCTTGAAGTCGCCCGAGAACAACTGCGTCTTGTCACCTAGTGCGAACAGTTCGCCCGCCTGGTTCACGAACACGTTGTCCTTGAACAGTTCCGCCGCCTCTGATCCGGTCACGGTGTCAATGACCTGGTCCGCCAGTTTCTTGGTGGTGTTGTTGAGCACCTCCGCCACGGAGTCCGCCACGTCGAAACCTTTCAACTTGTTGCTGATGCTGGTGGCGGTGTCCCATGCCACTTTGCTGGCATTAATGCCAAATAGATCGTCGTATTCCTTGCCAAAATCCGCCAGTATCTTCCTGGCCTTGGCCGGGTCAGTCGATGTGCCCATCTGTTCACGCAGGTGTCTCTCCGCTTGCGCCTGGAAAATTCCTTGCCTTATGGACTCGTTCGGAGACAGCATGAGTTGGTATTCCGTGTACTCAACCGTGCCTGGTGTGCTGGCCAGCCTGTACCACTGCTTCTTGTTGTCCGCGCCTCCCGTGGGCATTGCTCCCTCAGAGGTGAATCCCCGGAACCTAGGCATTGGCTCGTGTGTTACGAACCTGTGCACCGTGGTCGAGGTCTGTTTGGTGAACGATCTCAGAGGCTCTATGCCCTTCTTGGCCAACTCCACATCGCCCTCCTGCCTCTCGGTCATGCCGGCGGCGTCCGTGTTCAACCACGTAGGTCCCCATACCGGACTAGCACCAACGGAATTCAAGTGCACCTGTGCGCCTGCTAGGTCTATCCTTCCACCTGCACCATGTAACTGTGTGCCGTCAGTGAATGAACTTAAACCGTCCCTGGCGTAGTCCCTTATGCTTCCTTTTTGTGAGCTGTTGAATATGCCCTTGTCCCCCAGGTTCAGCATGTATGAGCCCGCTGATTTAACTATCTCGTTGGTGGCGCTCATCCTGATCTGTCCACCGGCATGCATGTTTATGTTGGTGTCCGAGTGTAGGTTGAAGTCACCCTGCGTCCTCATGTTGATTCCTCCCACTCCTGAATATAAATCTATCCTTCCATCACTGTTCATCTCTATGTAGGCGTTGCCTGAACCATTGGCTATGTACACCACACCCTCGGTGTCGTGCATCAGCAGTTGGTGTCCCGATGCGGTCCTCAATCTGGTCAGTTGGTTGGTGCCGTCCACCGCTCCATCGTCCATCACGAACGTGTGTCCAGTCTGCCTGGTCACGTAATCCTGTACTTCCGCGTCCTTGGTCCCTACATTTACTCTTGTCGTGCCCGTGTCTTTCCTGCCTGGTGTACTGATTCCAAACACAGCACTGGGAGATTCTCTACGTGCCGAACTAGAGGTGTTACCCCTGATGTCGTCAGCACTCAATCCTTGTTTCAGTAATGTCTCCGCGAATGGGTGTATGGGCTTCTTTATGTTGTTGAAGTTCTGTGGTGCGGCGGTGGCGGCATTGGTCCTGTTGACTTCGCCCGATGGTACGTTGGTCGTGCCATATGTTGTTTGCTTGTCATCCTGGAATCCTGCGTCTGCACCTTCGAAAGTGCCGTCCAAGGCGTCGTGCGTGGACCTGCTTGACGATATGCCTGGTGTCATTTGATTTGTCATGGGCTCCGGCACGCAACCTATCCAGAACGCTTGGTCCATCTTGCCTTCCGCGAATATGACCAACACCCTGGTGCCTATGTCTGGTGGTACCGCCCAGAAGCCGTAACTGTGCTGGCTGTCCTTGTAGTCCGTTGATCCTGGTATGCTGTGCCTGGCATCTTTCGCCCCATAGAAAGGTGACAGGTATTCACACGTGATCAGGTTGCCACTTATGGCGTCATTGGTCTTGCTGAGGCTGGGTATGTTGACCTGAAGCCTGCCCATCCTCAATGGATCCACGTTGTTCTTGATCACGCCTATGTATGGACCGGCGCTCTCGCCCGACCAGGCGGTGTCATTGCCCGGTGCCTTTGCCGTCGATGCGTGTCCCTTGTAGTATTCGTTGCCTGCCATTATGATGATCCTAGTGTTCCACTCAATTCGTCTATGCGAGACATTGCCATTGGGTTTTTCTCACTAACACTAATTACCTTGCCGTTTTTGGTGGTGATTTTTTTGTTGCCTGTACTGGTCACGGGACCATCCTGGTTGTTGAAACGTACCATGGTCAAAGTTTGCGTGAATTTGCCGTCCGTGAAATTGTGACGTACCTGTGTCACCTTGTATAGTCCGGAGAACACGGCCCGTTGTGCCGATGACATCTCATACACTCCCGTATTGTCGTCGAAATCCGCTGGCGTCTTGAACGTGAGGTCGATAACGGGATCCGCCACGTCGTAGTTGAAGCAACGCAGGTTGGGGTTCCACACGTTGTCACTTTTGCCGCCCCGGAAGAAGTCTATGTTGTTGTCCTGGGAACTGCCGCTGGAGTTGGTCGGTGTCGCTGGTATGAACTGGCTCTGTCCCACCCATGCGGGGTCACCCAGTATTTCCATGTTGACAACAACCATGTCCGCCTTTGGATGGGTTATGTAGTCAAAGAACTGATCAACCCTGGCGTCACCCTTGGCCGTCCTGCCGGATTTTGAACTCTGATTACCAATTGTTTCACTCTTGAGTGGTAGGAAATTATCGCTCCCTAGGTCTGTTTTGTTCGGGCTTGCCGGTGTGCCTGCGTCTGATTTCTGACTCTTGTTACTTTCCGTGAATCTCCTGCCTTCACTGGCCTCCAGGTCCTTGAGCCTGGCCTGGTAGTAGGCCACCTTGTAGTTGATGTCCAAATTCAATATGTCTACGTTGTCGCCCGTGAAGATGTAGTTGTATTCCTTGGCCACGTAGGCACGGTTGTGCTTGTCTTGTTCTATGCCCGCCGTTGCCAGGTTGTAGGCGCTGATGTAAAAAGGTTCAACCACGATGTTTATGATCTTGGCGTGAGTTTTACGTAGTTCGTCAAACCTCTCAGTCATATCGATGCCTGTGCGTATCCTGAAATATTTGAAATGGCTGTCCAGGCCTTCATTGGGGTTGAACCCTCTCACCCCGATGCCCTTTTGTACCTTACTCTCCCACTCTTTGAAACTCTTGGCACCATACTTGGGATGGGTCTTCATGAGCTCCTCTAATATTTTCAGAATGTTCTGTGATGAGTTGAACTTGAGGAATTCCATGTTGAACGATCCGCCTCCGGTATCGGTCCCCTGTGTGGTCTGGACCGACAAGGCCGAGCCGGGTTGCATGCCTGCTTGGGCCAACAATTCATAATCCAATTGCTGTTCGGGATCAAGGTCGCTACTGATGGAGATGTTGTACTTGTCTGGGTACTGGTTGTATCCCCGGACCGTTTCGTCCTCGTTTTGTTCATTCAGTATCCTTTGTAGGTCCTGTACCGCTTCCGTGAACCTCCTGTTGATGGACGAAGATCCCAGTGTTCCGCTGGTCCTCGGATACATGAAGTTGTTTACCAGGGCGAACTCGTTGTAGGGTATGGCCTTGATGTTGTAGTAGGATCCGCCCTGGTTCACGTCTATGTCCATGGTGACCAATTTTATCGGGATGACCCTCTTGGTGTAATCTGTGTTTACCTGGACTTCCTGTCCGTTCTCATCAAAGCCCTTGAACTCTATGGTCAGCATGTATGGTGCGTCAAGGTGATCTAGGAATCTGTTGTTGAAGGCCGCGGCCCTGATCCTCTCTATCAGCGTGAGCCCTGAAGGTTCCACCAACTGCATCATGATGTTGGTCACACTGGTGAGACGCCTCTGATCGTTGAGTCCTGGCACGGATGTCATCTCCACGCTTTTGAAGTAGATGTCACGATCCTTTTTGAAGATCCTGGAACTCTCACCCAGTACGGCACCGGCACCCATCTTGTCGATCGTCTTGTTTAATTTATTGTTGGGATCTCGTCGGCTCTCCCTGTTGTTGGCGGACGATTCTTGGTGGCTCGAGAAGTTGCCGTCCCCTATGCCACCGCTCCTTGCTATGATGTCGTGTGCGGCACCACCGAAGAACTCCTTAGGGTTACGTATCTCCGTGGCGCTCAACGCTGAAAGTGTGAATATGGTGTTGTAAGATGCGAACTTGTGCAACACGTTGGGATCCGGTGAAAGTGGTAGTTCGTTTATGCTACGCTTCCTGGCGTAGGAGGCCGATTCATCGAAGTTCCTGTATTTGTCTGCCCTTGACTTGGCATTTTTTACGAACCCAAAATCAGGACCATTATATTTGCCTACCATGGTTATATTCCTAGGTCTTTGAGCAGGTTCTCTTTCTTTGGCAATTGAACCGTCACTCCTGGTTTGAAGTCGTATATGGGATCCTCTATTTCATCTGGGTTACGCTGTGCGAACACCCACCACAGTCTCGGTGAGCCGTACAGGTCATAGGCCAACAGGTCAGGCCTGTATGCGTAGGTCCTCTCGATGGTGTAGCTCTGGTCGTCGTCCTCCGCGGTCAGCGTCCTTGGATTCAATATGTCCAGGTAGTCTGCTATCTCTCTCGTCTCGAAATACGGTGATGTGTTGGAATACTTGGCCATTAGATAAATCCTACCTCACTACTGCCCTTGCCGTTCAACTCACCACGCACGAATTTCTTCATTGAGAAGTTCTTGACCGAATCCCTGCTGTAGATTGGTGTTATCAGAACCGATATGTTGGACAGCGTGGGTGCCCA